GTACAACCAAACGAAATGCGTTATCAAGGAATTGTAATTCACACAGATGCTCCAAGAGATGCAGTAGAAAAAGTTTTGGGTGGCATGATAGAAACTTTAAACACAGCAGATTCATTTAATGAATTCGAAGATGCAATGGAATCTATTGTTTCAGAAGACAATGAATTATTTTCAAATGATCCAGAAGAAAAAGATCAAGCAATTAAAAGATTAAATGCATTAATGGCAAAACATTTTCCTGTAGGTGTTAACGGCACAAACGGTATTGAAAGTCTAGCAGGTATAATTGATGATGAAGAATTCAATAACTCTATAAGAAATGCAAGTAAAGAAAACAGCGATGCTTGTTTACGTCCAATGATTATGGATTATGTAATGAAAAGAGATCCACAAGTGGCAACAAGATTAGACACAGGTGACATGGACAACGAACCTAAAAATGAAGAAAAAGGCAAAAGGTCAGGTGTAGAACTAACTCCAGAACTGAAAGAAAAAGTTCAAGCATGGTGGGACAAGTATTCAAAATACGAAGGAGGCAATGGCAACACAATGCCGGAAGGTTATTTAGAATATGCTCTAGACTCAGGCATAGGCACAGATGCTTACAATGCCGACGAATATATAAAAGTTTCAAAAGAAATGGGCATGGACAATGACGATAGCGATGCTGAAACTGAAATGGATCAAGAAGAATTAATGAACAAGATGCCAATCACAAAAGCAATGTTTGATGAAATTGTAGACATCACAGGTAAACCAAGCATAGAAGATAGTGCCAATATAGTACAGGATGTTGTAAAACATTTTGTTGAAAAAGAAGGTACTGTAAAAGAAATGGGTGATGCTGAAACGGAAATATCAGATGGTATTTTTGTTGTGCAACGTGGTGATAATGCAGATGGCGTTACTAAAGAAGACCCTTATGTGGTAGGCGAACTTTATGCTGACCCGGAACTTTCAGCCGAGGACATACAAAAAACACTTCAAGATTATGTACAAAGTAAAAATTTAGCACCAAAGGTTGATTTCCGTCCAGATGATTCAGGATCTTCAGTGATAGACGGTAAAGCATACAGAGGCGAAGTAGTAATGAATTGGCTAGGTGGCAAACCAATAACAAAAAAGTCAACTTTTTATAAAGCACCACACGAAGCAATAACATTTGAAGACATCAAACCTTATGTTTCAATGTACAAAGGTGACGATGGCAAGATGGTGTATGATGTATTAGACAAAGACAGCAAGTCTGTGTTCAAGACTGGTGATGCCAAAGAAGCAATGAAATATCTTAAAAACAATTTCGACAAATTAAGAAGTGGTAAAAAGGAAGCAATGGTAGATCCAGAAGGCAATCCACAGTATGGTGATGAGTCAAAAGAAATAGCACTTGACCAATGGAACAATATGTCTAAAGAAGAAAAAGAAGAATATGGAAGTTTTTCAGTATATTTGAAATCAGACGATTTCCAAGCACATCTTGATCATTTAAGAAGCAAGTTTGAAAAAGACGAAGCACCAAAACCAGAAATGCCAAATGCATCAGAAGAAGACGTACAAGAATTTATAAAAAGTTTCTTTGACTACACATCAAATCAATTTCCAAAAGGTGAGACAGCGATCCTAACTGCTGTTGAGAAGAAATTTGGAGATGCACACATCAGGACTGCCCAAGAGGCAATTCACAAAATGACTGCTGGCAAAGACCAAGAGATAGAAAAAATCAAAAAATTGGCAGGCGTCCAGTAATTAATTTTACCATTTCCGATTGACTAAATAGTTTTGTTAGTATATATTGACAAGTATGCTTGTCTGTGCTATATTAACAATAAGGCACATAATAATAATAGGCAATATAGGAGGCTAAACATTATGGCAACACTAGCAGAAATAAGAGCGAAACTGAAAGATCAAGAAGTAAAATCAGGTGGCTCTTCAAGAACAGGCGGAGACAACGCCATTTATCCATTCTGGAATCTAAAAGAGGGAGAGCAGGCAACTGTAAGATTCCTGCCAGATGGAGATAAGGACAACACTTTTTTCTGGAAAGAACGTTTAATGATTAAACTACCTTTCGCAGGTATAAAAGGTGACACGGATTCAAGACCAGTACAAGTTCAAGTTCCATGTATGGAAATGTATGGAGAAACTTGTCCAATACTATCTGAAGTCAGAGGTTGGTTCAAAGATCCTAAGTTAGAGGACATGGGAAGAAAATATTGGAAGAAAAGAAGTTACATCTTCCAAGGTTTTGTGAAAGATGATCCACTAAACGAAGAAAACACTCCAGAGAATCCAATTAGAAGATTCATAATTGGTCCACAAATATTCCAAATAATTAAAGGAGCATTGATGGATCCAGATATGGAAGACCTTCCAACTGATTCTACAAATGGAGTAGACTTCAGAATAATCAAAACAAGTAAAGGCGGATACGCAGATTACTCAACATCTACATGGTCGAGAAAATCAAGACCTTTAACTGAAGATGAAAATAAAGCGATTGAAACTAACGGTCTATTTGACTTGAATGGTTTCCTTCCTAAAAAGCCATCAGAAGTTGATGTAAAAGTAATCAAAGAAATGTTTGAGGCATCAGTTGATGGTGAAGCATATGATCAAGACAAATTTGGTCAATACTTCAGACCAGCAGGTGTTAGTGCAAGAACAGGTGATCCAGTAACTCCGAAAGCAGAAACTCCTGCTCCGGAAGTGAAGTCAACACCAGTTGCTGAAACTAAAACTCAAGAGACGCCTGCGGCTACAACAACTGATAATAAATCAGGAAGTAAGGCTGAAGACATCTTGGCGATGATTAGAGCAAGACAACAAAAGTAAAGCACATTGGGGGTCCTGCTAAAACAGGATCCCCTAACAAAGGGAAAATAAAATGGTAAAGGCATTCGACGTAAGCAAATTTAGAAAGACACTAACAAAGTCCATTACTGGTATGAGTTCTGGATTTCATGATCCAACAGATTGGATTTCAACAGGAAATTATGCACTCAACTATCTAGTGAGTGGAGACTTCAATAAAGGTATACCTCTAGGCAAAGTAACTGTGTTTGCAGGCGAGTCTGGTTCAGGTAAATCTTATATCTGTGCAGGTAATATTGTAAAAGCGGCACAAGATCAAGGTATATTTGTTGTACTGATAGATTCTGAAAACGCATTAGATGAGGGATGGTTACACGCATTGGGCGTAGACACAGATGAGAAAAAATTATTAAAACTTAATATGTCAATGATTGATGATGTTGCAAAAACTGTATCAACATTTATGGCAGATTATAGAGCAATGAGCGAAGACGATAGACCGAAAGTATTATTTGTAATAGATTCTTTAGGTATGTTGTTAACTCCAACAGACGTTGATCAGTTTGGAAAAGGTGATATGAAAGGTGACATGGGTAGAAAACCTAAGGCACTTACAGCACTTGTAAGAAACTGTGTGAATATGTTTGGTAGTCACAACGTAGGACTTGTTGCAACAAACCATACATACGCATCGCAAGATATGTTCGATCCAGATGATAAGATATCAGGTGGACAAGGATTTATCTATGCATCAAGTATTGTGGTTGCTATGCGTAAATTAAAATTAAAAGAAGATGAAGATGGCAATAAAACGACTGATGTAAAAGGTATAAGAGCGGCTTGTAAAGTTATGAAGACAAGATTCAACAAACCTTTTGAAGGTGTGCAAGTTAAGATTCCATATGAAACTGGAATGAATCCTTACAGTGGACTTGTAGACTTGTTTGAGAAAAAAGGCATCTTAAGTAAAGACGGTAACAGACTTAAATATGTTGATTCCAAAAAAGCGGAACACAAAGAATATAGAAGAGTTTGGGAACAGGGCGGCGAATTACTAGATAATATAATGAAAGACTTTAGTAATTTAGAGCCTGTTGAAGTACAAGAAACTACTACAGAAGAGGAGTAAGATGTTATCAGGATCACAAATTGTAGAACTTTGGAACTTTTTCAAAGAATACATGGATCGTAAACAACCGATGGATTTGATTGCAGAAAAGTTTGTAGACTTACTTGCTGACCACGGCGTCGAAGATGATGATTTAAAAGACGCCTTAGGTGCAGATGACGACTTGGACAAGGCAATACAATACTTTTTAGATATCGGTGACGAAGAAGAGGAATATTAATGGCTGGTTGGTATCAAAAAATAGCAAAAGATATCAGTGCAATTCCAGAAGCAATCAAACATTATGAGTCTGAACTAGAATCTGCAAAAGCAGAATGCAGAATTCGAGGCAACGTAGAAAAAGCATCTGCAAATATGCCAGGTATTGTAGAACAAAGATTTAATCAACTCCAAGAAATTGAAGCGATATTACAATATATGAATATCGAATTACGTAGATTAAGAAGCAAACACTTCAAAAAATATTTAGAAAATTATCAAAGAGCACTTTCTAGTAGAGATGTTGAAAAATATGTCGACGGCGAAGCAGATGTTGTAGATTATGAAAAAATAATCAACGAATTTGTACGTTTAAGAAACAAATGGTTGGGTATTACAAAAGGACTTGACCAAAAACAATGGCAGATCACAAACATTGTTAAATTAAGAGTCGCTGGAATGGAAGACGCTTCTATATAAGCATCCACCAAAAAAACATCCAATAAATATTAAAAATGAATATTCCTACCTACGTAATAACCATGATTGGAGAAAGTCTGAGCGAACAATTGGCTCAAGAATGCATAAATTCTGCAAAAAAATTCGGCATTTCGCCAGAAATTTTTCCTGCGACCCATGGAGATGACATCGAAAAACATTTCAAGGAACACGATTTGAAAATTTTCAAAAAAGGACAACAAAGGAAAGAGATTAATCCAGGATTAAAAGGCTGTTTACTTTCTCATTTGAGATTATGGAAGAAATGCGTGGAACTTGCA